ATCATTCGAAGCAGGAAGCGAAGTGTTTATCGTAACGGAAGACGAACAAAAAATCGCTTTGCCAATTGGAGAGTACGAACTTGAAGACGGTCGTCTTTTAATCGTAATTGAAGAGGGTGTTATTTCTGAAGTTAAAGAAAAAGAAATGGAAGTTGAAGAGCCTGAAGTTGAGGTTGAAGTTGAAAGCGGTAAAAAGGAAGAAATGGAAACTGAAAAAACAGCTCCTAAAAAAACTATCGAAAGCGTAGTTAAAGAAACTTTCTTTTCTGAAATCGAAAAACTAAAAGAAGAGAACGAAACTTTAAAAGCTGAACTAAGCAAATTAAAAGAGGTTAAAGAAGAAGTTGAACTTTCATCTGATGAAGAGGTTAAACCAATTTCTTTTAACCCTGAAAACGAGAATAAAGTTGAAGCCGTAAAATTTGCAACTAAAAGAAGTCGCACAATTATGGATTCAGTATTAAATAAACTAAATAAGTAATAATTTAAAAAACAAAAAAAAATGAGTACAACATTCACAAGCATTTCGAATGATTCTTTACGTCAAGTAGGCGTAGTTGAAACATTGACAGGTGCAACAACTTTAACTGCTGAGGATAGCGGTAAAGTATTTATTCTTAACGCTGCTGCAGGTGCGCAAATTACACTTCCTGCTGTTGCTGATGGAGCTGGTCAATCTTATAAATTTGTCGTAGGTGCGTTATTCGCTACTACTGCATGGACGATTAAAGCGGCTTCAAACAAAATCCAAGGTGGTGTTATCGTGAATAGCGTTAACGTACCGGGAGCAGACGAAAACACGATTACATTTTCAGCTTCTGCTGACACAATCGGTGACTTTGTAGAATTACATGGTGACGGTTCTAACTGGTATGTTTTCGGATTGGGAACTGCTGCTGGAGCAATTACATTAACAGTAGTATAAATAATTTAAAAAATTCATAAAATGAGTACAACACAATCAATTACAACTACTTACGCTGGAGAATTCGCAGGTAAGTATATTGCTGCAGCTTTATTGTCTGCTCCAACTTTAGAAAAAGGCGGAATTACTATCATGCCTAACGTTAAATACAAACAAGTTATCAAAAGAGTGGCAACTGATGACATCATCAAAAATGCAACTTGCGACTTTGACCCAACTTCAACTGTAACTTTAACAGAGCGAGTTCTTCAACCTGAATCATTCCAAGTTAACCTACAATTATGTAAGTCTGACTTCCGTGCTGATTGGGATGCTATCCAAATGGGTTACTCTGCATTCGATGTATTGCCAAAATCATTCGCTGATTTCTTAATTGCACACGCTGCTGAGAAAGTTGCTGCTGGAATGGAGACTTCAATTTGGAGAGGTGTTAACGCAACAGCTGGACAATTTGCTGGTATCATGACTCAATTAACTACTGATGCTGCTTTACCTGCTGCTCAAGAAGTTGCTGGAACGTCTGTAACAGCTTCTAACGTTATCGCTGAGTTAGGTTCTATCGTTGACGCTTTACCTGCTGCTTTGTACGGAAAAGAAGATTTAACTCTTTATGTTTCAAATAACATTTACAGAGCTTACGTTCGTGCATTGGGTGGTTTTGCTGCTTCAGGTGTAGGTGCTAACGGTTACGAAAACAAAGGAACTAACCAAGTATTGGATAACCTTTACTTTGATGGAGTTAAGATTTTCTTAGCTAACGGACTTGCTTCAAACACTGCTTTGCTTTCTCAAACATCTAACTTGTATTTTGCTACTGGTTTGATGAATGACATGAACGAAGTTAAAGTTTTGGATATGGGTGACATTGACGGTTCTCAAAACGTACGTGTAGTTATGCGATTTACTGCAGATGCTAAGTATGGTTTTGCATCTGATTTGGTTACTTACGGTATTACAAACTCTGCTAACTAATCAAACTAAACTATAACGAAGGGGAGGTAAAATGCCTTCCCTTTTTTGTTTAACATAAAAAAATAAAAAGACATGAGCTGTGATATAGCAAACGGAAGATTAGAAGCGTGTAAAGATGCAATTTCAGGACTTCTAAATATTTACTTTATTAACTACGGTGCTTTAAATTTAGAGGACGTTGTTTATAAAGATAGTGGAGCGAATTCAGATGTAATTGATTCATGGCCTGCAGATGCGCGTGTTTCTCTTTACAAGTACGAATTAAAAGGCGCAAATGGTTTTGAACAAACTATTCAAACGTCAAGAGACAACGGAACAACGTTTTTTGAGCAGGTGTTGACTGTACAATTAAAAAAACAAGATATTGCCACACATAAGAATGTTAAATTGTTGGCTTACGGACGACCAAGAATCGTTGTTGAAACAAGAGACCACCAATATTTTATGGCTGGTTTAGACCAAGGCTGTGACGTAACTGCTGGAACTGTATCTTCGGGAACTGCAATGGGTGACTTCAACGGGTATAACTTAACATTCACAGGAATGGAAAGAATACCTGCTAACTTCTTGGATTGCACAAACGAAACTGAATTGTCTGAAATCTTTACTGATGGAGTTAACGATGCTTTAATTGTAACTTATTAAGATTGCCTTTCCATAAATAGGTTTAAGACCCTGCCTTTATAGGTGGGGTTTTTTTATTTAAGAAACAATTTGAACTGTTTTAAGTTAATAAAGTATGATAGTTTTAACTACTTCAACAAATGCGCAAACATTCGCTTTAATTCCGCGAAATGGAGACTTCGATACTGTTGAAATAACGGACGACCAAACCAATGAAACTATGGTTGTTGAGGAGTGGGAATTTACGGCAGGAGATTATTATTCTACAATAGAATTTGAAGTTGAATTAGTTGAAAATCATTTTTACAATTTAGTACTAAAAGACGGAACAAACATCGTTTACCGTGATAGGATATTTTGCACCGACCAACCGTTAGTTACTTTCTCGGTTAATAACGGGCAATATGTTTCGAATGCCACAACAAATACTTTTATAGTTTATGAGTGATAACATACATATAATTAATTTAAGTTCTTACCAAACGCCATTAATCCAAGAGTCTAAAAGAGATAATTGGGTGGAGTTCGGTGAGGACAATAATTACTTTCAATACTTAATTGACCGATACACGTATTCAACGACAAATAACGCCATAATAAACAATATAAGTAGATTGGTTTACGGACGTGGTTTAAGTGCGTTAGACGCAAGCAAAAAGCCAAATGAGTACGCTCAAATGATGTCTTTGTTTCATGCTGATTGTGTACGTAAATTAGTAGTCGACAGAAAGATGTTAGGGCAGTGCGCTATTCAAGTTCATTACTCAAAAGACCGTAAAAGAATTTTAAAGGCTTACCACATGCCTGTTAATTTATTACGTGCTGAAAAGTGTAATAAAGACGGAGAAATAGAAGGCTATTATTATTCTGACAATTGGTTGGATGTTAAAAAGTACGCACCTAAAAGAATACCTGCTTATGGATTCTCAAATGAGTTAATAGAAATACTTTTTGTAAAGCCTTACACGGTTGGAATGAAGTATTACGCTTACCCTGATTACCAAGGTGCTGTTCCTTATGCTAAACTTGAGGAAGAAATTGCAGACTATTTAATAAATGAAGTTCAACACGGTTTTAGCGGTACAAAGGTTATAAACTTCAACAATGGTATTCCTACCGAAGAACAGCAAAGTATCATTACAAACAAAGTAAACGCACAATTAACGGGTTCTAAGGGGCTGCGAACGATTGTAGCTTTTAATGCAAGTGAAACAAGTAAAACAACTGTTGACGATATACCGTTAAACGATGCGCCTGAACACTATTCGTATTTAAGTGAAGAGTGTTTACGTAAAATTATGTTAGGTCATAACGTAACAAGTCCGCTTTTATTTGGTATTGCAACGTCAACGGGCTTTAGTTCGAATGCTGATGAACTTAAAAATTCAAGTATTTTGTTTGATAATATGGTTATTAAGCCTATGCAGGATGAATTACTTGAGGCGTTTGATAGAATATTAGCTTACAACGGTATTTCGTTAAAGTTATTCTTTAAGACTTTACAGCCTTTGGAGTTTATGGATTTAGAAAACGCACAAACCGAGGAACAAGTAGCTGAAGAAACAGGAACGGAACTAAGCGCGGTTAACCCTTTAATGGAGTTAGGCGAAGACGAAAACCCTGAATGGATATTAATAGACGAACACGAAGTAGACTACGACACGGACGAAACGGATAATGAAATATTAAGCAAAGAACCTAAACAAAGTTTATTATCCAAGGTTGTTAATTTAGTTTCAACGGGTGACCCACGACCAAATTTAAGAAGTTCACAAGATGAGGTTATTGACGGTGTTAAGTTCATTACACGATACATTTACGCAGGTGAAGAAAAGGAAAACGGTAGGGAGTTTTGTAAAAAAATGATGTCACTTGCTAAACAAAAAAGAGTTTACCGAAAAGAAGATATTATAAAAATGGGTAGTCAAGCGGTTAACCCAGGGTTAGGGATTGACGGAGCTGCTACTTATTCAATTTGGTTATATAAAGGCGGTGCTAATTGTCACCATAGATGGAATAAAAGAGTTTACGCAACGCTTTCTGGTAAGGCTTTAGATATTGATAGCAAAGAAGTAAAACAAATTGCAGGCGCAAAAGCTGCGAAATTAGGTTATATTGTTAAAAACCCAAGTTTGGTAAGTCAACGACCAATTGATATGCCAAACCAAGGATATTACAGAAAATAAAATGGCGGAAGCATTATTAATAACTCGTGAAGATGTAGTAAAGTTTACTGCTATGAATGGCAACGTAGACACGGACAATTTTATACAATGGATAAAGGTGTCGCAAGATATTCACATTCAAACTTATTTAGGTACTAAGTTGCTGGATAAACTAAAGTCCGAAATTATTTTAGCCTATTCAGGAATACCTACAGCTATTACAATTAGCAATCAAGGAACAGGGTATACTACGGGAACTGCTATAAATACAACAAGTTCAACGGGAACGGGTTTAAAGCTAAATATTACGGCGGCTGGTGGTTTAATTACAGTAGCTACAATTAACACGGCTGGCACTGGTTACACGGTAGGAAGTACGGCAACGGTAACGGGCGGCACAAATGGAGCGGTTACAATAAGTTCAATTTACGACATACCTACAAACTATAAAAACCTTTTAGTTAC